GAAGAAGTTGCTGAGCCAGAAGCGGAAGCGGAGGTTGAAGTGGAAGCTGAAAAATCAGTTAATCCAATCGCTAAAAAAGTAATCGAATCAGTAAGTAAAGAAACTTTCTTTTCTGCTGAAGAAATCGAAGAATTGAAAAAAGAAATCGAAGAATTGAAAACTCAACTTTCGGCACAAACTAACGAGGTAGCGACAGAAGAAGTTGCACCCGTTGAACTTGCCGAAGAAGTTAAGCCTATTTCCTTCAATCCAGAAAACGAAAAACCAATTGAAGGATTTAAAATAGCTTCAAAAGCTGGTCGTTCGACGATGGATAATATCTTATCAAAAATAAATAATATTTAAAAACAACATTTTAAAAAAATTAAATTATGGCTACGACAACTAGCATTACAACAACTTACGCGGGAACTGCGGCTTCTGGTTACATCGCTGCTGCGTTGCTTTCTGCACCAACATTGGACAATGGTGGAATCACTATCATGCCGAACGTTAAATTCAAACAAGTAATCAAGAAAGTAAGTACTAACGGAATCATCAAAAACGCAACTTGTGATTTTGACCCGACGTCAACTATTACATTGACAGAAAGAGTTCTTCAACCTGAGTCTTTTCAAGTTAATCTACAACTTTGCAAATCCGATTTTCGTTCAGATTGGGATGCAATTTCTATGGGGTACTCGGCTTTCGACGTATTGCCAAAAAACTTCGCTGACTTCTTAATCGCACACGCTGCTGAAAAAGTTGCTGCTGGAATGGAATCGGCTATTTGGGCGGGAAAAAACTCAAGTGCTGGAGAATTTGACGGTATCATGACGCAATTGTCAAATGACGCTGCTTTACCAGCTGGACAAAAAATCGCTGGTGCTGCGGTTGCTGCTTCAACAATCATTACTGAATTAGGTGCAATCGTTGATGCTTGTCCTCCTGCATTGTACGGTAAAGAAGATTTAACTCTTTATTTATCTAACAATATGTACCGAGCATACGTTCGGGCATTGGGTGGATTTGCTTCAGGAGTTGGTGCTAACGGTTACGAAGGAAAAGGAACAAACCAAGTTTTAGGTGATTTGTACTTCGACGGAGTAAGAGTATTCTTGGCTCAAGGGCTTGATTCTGGAACTGCTTTATTGGCTCAAAAATCAAACTTGTACTTTGCGACTGGTTTGCTTAACGACATGAATGAAGTGTCGGTTTTAGATTTAGCTCAAATCGACGGTTCACAAAATTGTAGAGTTGTAATGAGATTTACGGCAGACGCTAAATACGGTTTTGCTGAAGATTTAGTTTCTTACGGAATCTAAAAAATAAAATATTGAATTAACGAGGGAGGGGTAAAATACTCCTCCCTTTTTTTATAACTTTAAAAACAAAAAAAATTATGTCATGTGAATTAGCAAATGGTCGTTTGGAAGTCTGCAAAGATGCAGTTGGAGGAATCGACGCTATCTACTTCGTGAACTACGGAGATTATGCTTACCCGACAGACGTAACGGAATCAAACGACGTGATTAGCGCGGTTGCAAACGTTGCATCTCTTTACAAATATGAATTAAAAGGTACTAATTCCTTCGAGCAAAACATTACATCTTCTCGTGAGAATGGAACTACTTTTGCAGAGCAAACGCTTTCTGTAATCTTGAAAAAACAAGACGCGACTACGCACAAATCGGTTAAAATGTTGTCTTACGGTCGTCCTCACATTATCGTGAAAAACCGTAACAACCAATTTTTCTTAGCTGGTTTGGAGCATGGAATGGAATTAACAACTGCTGCGGTTGCGAACGGAACTGCAATGGGTGATTTAAACGGTTACACGCTTACATTCGTAGGTAGCGAAAAAGTATTGGCAAACATTATCGACGTTTCAACTGAAGCGGCTTTAGTTACTGCTTTTGGTTCAGCGACAATCGTTACTGTCTAACTATCATTTTTGAATTAAATTAGGGGCGGCTTCGGTTGCCCTTTTTTTATTTAAAACAGTTTTAAACTTTTTACGTTAATAGAGTATGATTATATTAACAACGTCAACAAGCGCACAAACATTTAGTTGTATTCCTCGCGGTACGTTTGACGGGCTTACGATTATGGACGAACAAACAAACGTGGCGCAATCAATTACAATTGATGCACAAACCTATGGAGATTATGTTTCGAGCGTCACGGCAACGTTTAATTTAATCGAAGGAAGGTTTTATTCTTTGACGCTTTTAAACGGAACAGACGTGATGTATAAAGATAAAATCTTTTGCACCGACAAATCAATAGTTAATTTTTCAGTAAATGACGGTCAGTATGTTTCAAACGCGACTGCAAACACTTTTATAGTTTATGAGTAACAACGTACACGTATTGCAATTGTCGGCATATACTACGCCTATAATTAAGGAATCGAAGCGCGATAATTGGGTTGATTTTGGCGAAGATAACGATTACTATACTTTCCTTATCGACCGATACACAAATAGCACAACAAACAACGCGATCATAAACTCTATTTCGCGCCTTGTTTATGGTCGTGGACTTAGTGCGGTTGACGCTTCGAGAAAGCCGAATGAGTACGCTCAGATGATGGCTTTATTTAGCCCTGACTGTATGCGAAGAATCGCGTTTGATAGAAAGATGTTAGGGCAGTTTGCCTTGCAAGTTCACTACAACGATAAACACGATAAGATATTAAAAGCCTATCACATTCCAGTTAATCTTATCCGTGCTGAAAAATGCAATGAAGATGGCGAAATTTTAGGTTACTATTATTCCGATAATTGGGAGGAGGTTAAGAAGTTTCCGCCTAAAAGGTTTGCAAGTTTTGGCACGTCAAAGGATAAAGTAGAAATATTATTTTCTAAGCCGTACGCGGTTGGCATGAAATATTATGCTTATCCAGATTACCAAGGCGCAGTACCTTACACCATGCTCGAGGAAGAAGTAGCGGATTATCTTATTAACGAGGTTCAAAACGGTTTCAGCGGTACGAAGGTCGTGAATTTCAATAATGGCGTACCTACGGAGGAGCAACAAAACATCATTTCCAACAAGGTGATGAGCAAATTGACTGGTTCAAAGGGTCAGAAGGTAATAGTTGCTTTTAACGACAATAAAGAATCGAGTACAACGGTTGAAGATATACCGTTAAATGACGCGCCAGACCATTACACTTACCTATCGGAGGAGTGCGTACGTAAGATTATGCTGGGTCATTCGGTAACTTCTCCGCTTATTTTCGGTATTGCCAACGCTTCGGGGTTCAGTTCAAACGCGGACGAACTCGAAAACTCGTTTATTCTGTTTAATAATATGGTGATTAAGCCATTACAAGACGAACTTATAGACGCTTTGGATAAGATTTTAGCGTACAACGACGTTAGTTTAAAGCTATATTTCAGAACTTTAAAGCCTTTGGAATTTACAGACCTTGAAAACGCGAATACAGAGGAACAAGTATCGGAAGAAACGGGTACAAATCTAAGCGCACAAAGTGAATTAGACGCTATTCTTGCAACGGTTGACGAAAACCAATTGACGGACGAATGGTCAGAAGTAGATGCACGGGACGCTGGAGATGATGACGACGAGTTAGACCTTGCACTATTGGACGCTGAAAGTAAATATGAGCCTAAACAAAGCCTTTTAAGCAAGGTATTTAAATTCGTTCAAACGGGCAACCCAAAACCAAACCAAAAGAGCGCACAAGACAAGAAAGTCGGCGATTTAAAATACTTCAAAGTTCGTTACCGATATACGGGAAACAAAACGCCAGACAGAGATTTTTGCGTGGCTATGATGGCGGAACAATCGAGGTTATTCAGAAAAGAAGATATTGCCGAAATGAGCCGTCGAGCAGTTAATCCTGGCTTCGGTGAAGGCGGCAAAAATACGTACGACATTTTCAAGTATAAAGGCGGTGCAAGATGCCATCATAAATTTGAAAGGGTTACTTTTATGCTGAATTTAGACGCGATTGAAAAGGGGTACGATAAAATAGGCACACGAGCAGCCGAGATAAAAGGGTACAAAGTTACGAACCCCTACGAAGTTTCAATCTACCCAAACAATTTGCCTTTAAAAGGCTTTAGTCCAAACAATAAAAACTTACCAAGCGACGTATAATGGCAACTGCATTACTAATTACAAGAGATGACATCGTAAAGCTAACCGCTTTGGGTGGGAATGTAGATATAGATAAGTTTATTCAATTTGTGTTGATTGCGCAGGATATACATCTACAAAATTATCTCGGCACTCAACTATTGGAGAAAATACAAAGCGATATTTTAGCGAATACCCTAAGCGGTAACTATCAGCTACTTGTTGAAAAGTATTTAAAAGCGATGCTTATCCATTGGGCAATGGTCGAATACTTACCATTTGCTGCTTATACTATTGCGAACGCTGGAGTGTACAAACATACTTCTGAAAATAGCGTAAACGTAGAGAAGAACGAAGTTGATTTTTTGATTGAAAAAGAGCGAAGTATCGCGCAAAATTACACCGAAAGATTTTTGGATTATATTTCTTTTAACCAAGATTTGTTTCCTGAATATAACGATAATAGCAACGGCGATATGTACCCCGATACACGAAACAATTACCAAGGATGGTTCATTTGAGAAAGTTGAGAAAGTACAAACCAAAAGAAGAAAACGTTAAGAAGTTGAAAGCGTTTTTAATAAAACTAAAAAAAGAGAATCAAACAAAACACAATTAAAAGCATTCATGCAACACGAATGAAAACATCCTTTTTATCTACTTTTAAAATCTCGATTTATTTAATGATTCCTTCATTGATAGTTTTCTACGCACCTGCAAAATTCGCAATTTTAACGGTGGTTCTTTTAGCGTTAATTGATACTCGTTGGGGTTTGAAGTTAGCGAAGTTTAAAAAAATAAAAATAACCTCCAACCGAGCGTCTGACTTTTTCGCAAAGTTAGTAGGTTATTTTGTATTCATCACCTTCGGCTTATTTTTAAACGCTGAGTTCGATATGCCGTACATAGTTTGGATTAGCGCGATCATTCCTATCTACTCGGAGATATTTAGCATCGACGAAAAACAGCGTCAACTTGGAAAGATTGGAATATTAAAACAAGCCGAAAACGTTTACAAGTTCGCGAAGAATATAAAGAACAAACGCGATTCATTAAGGTAAAAATGAAAGGCTACCTACTTGCGGTCGTTTGCTTCGTTCTAAGCGCCTTAATTCTATCTTCGTGTACAAACCCTTCAAAGATACATCAAAGGGCGGTAAACCGAGGATATGAGCATACAGAGAAGATTATAACCGTTAAGGTAACCGACACGATAAAAGTAAACGGTAAAGATTCGGTAATTTTCAGAGATGTTCAAGCGTTATGTCCTGAATATGAAGCGCAGCCGAAAAGGTATGAGGTGCGATACGCTTACAAAATAAAGCGCGATACTTTACGATTGGTTAAATATCAAACAAAGTGGAAGGTGAAAGAGAACGTAAAGATTCAAAGAATCAAAGATAAAGTATCTTTCTGGCAGAAACTACGCTACCTTTTAATAGGCTTAATCGTTGGGTGGATTGCGAGAATACTTTACAAAGCCGTTTATTAAGATTTAAACGGTACGCTATGTTTACCAAGTCCAAGCGGTCTATTTTCGCAATCATGACCTCCGCGATCGTCGCAAACGTCGCACTTGCAAAGGTCGTTGAAATGGTCGGATTTTTCGCGTAATTCAAGCGCGTTAATTTGGAAACCTTCACATCCAAACCCCCACACTTGGACGTGTTCGTCATCCAAACCGAGTATTTCAATACCGTTTGGAAAGTTAAAAGAGTTGTAAGATATTAGGGGCGTTGGTTGGTTTTGTATAAAGTCAGATACAAGTGCCAAAATTAGTTCTTCGTTCATTTTTT